TAGTCATTAAAACATTCCCATTGTGATACCGCTCGACGCTGGTTTGCGAACTGGCATCTCATAAACAATTGGATAGCCTGTCGCATCGTTTTGATGATCGAATCCGCCTTGCTTGTCAGGCTCACCGTTTTTATCATACACCTGTTGTTCTAAACACGATACCACATCAGGACACTTACGCGCATTAACCCACATCCTACCCTGTGATAACGCACCATTAACCGCTAAAATCCTGTCTTTGACTCGTGGATTTTGCGCGTTTACTTTAACTGTAAAGCCCGCTTGTTTTAGCAATGATATGTCGGACTCACTAGCGTTGACTGTCTTGCGACTATTGCCGCTAGCGTCAGGGTATATTGTTATTTTATGGCCTTGATAACGCTCTTTTAAAATCGTACAAAGCTCAGGTGTGTCGTAAATACCCGTTAATTGGTCAACACAGTGCCACCCGTTCGGGCGTTTAACATAGATTGTCGAGGCCATTGCTCCTACGTTAAAATCTTGCCCAATAAATAAAGGCTCACCTTGTTTTATGGTTTCATTAGACGCGCACCGGTGGCGGTCATAGCTAGTGTAAATTGTACCGCTCGTTAAGTTTGTAAACTGTCCGTTTAAGTAAGCATCGATAAGCTCTAACGGATAAGACTCTTTTAATGAAGCTATATAGTCATCGGGCAAATTAGCTTCATTGTCGTATGTTGAAGCGTGAATAACACCATAGTTTGATTTTAGCTCAGGCTTTTGACTGGGTAGTTTTACAAATTGCTCGTGTACAAACTTAAAGCCCTCGGGCGTTGTTGTTACATCAATGCCATTTCGTAGTCCATCGGCTTTATATCTCATACGCGCGATAATCTTGCGCCACGCATGGCGCGCCTTATCAGTCGGCATAGTGTCCAATTCGTCAACTAAAGCATGGCCAATTTTAAACCCAATAATTGTTGCAGGTTTATCCATTGACCTACAAATAATAGTCCCTATTTTTTGGCCATTGCGCGATAAATGTACCTCTTTATGACTAACCTGTATATCACATTCTAACCCCCAATCCTCTGCTACTTCTTCGATTGTCGGGTAAAAAATATCTCTAATTTGTGAATAAGTAGGGGCAAAATAACCCGCAGGAATGTTTGGATGTTTAATAAAATGTAGGCATAGATTAGCACAACCAACCCACGTTTTGCCGCTTCCAAAGCCTGCCACAAATGCTCTAAACTTGTTAGGCATCTTGGTAAATTCGTATTGTGGGCTGTTAAGTTTAGGCATTTTTTCGTGCATCGACAACGGTAATTGTTATCTCATTGTTTTTTGGTAAGTCTGTACCATTCGCGCCTGTGTGTTCTTGCACGTTAGTTTCTTTCCAACCCATGCGCGTTTTTGCCCAAAACATTGCAGCCCTTACGCAATCGCTATGTGTTGCGCCTGTAGCTAATGCTTGACCACTTGCGGCTTGGTATAAAAACTTACCAACATTTGCATTAGCCTTTGTTGCGCTGTTTTCTAATTCTTCACGATAATACTTGTACAGTGTTTTATCATCTATGCCGATATATGCAGCAACTTCTTTAATAGGCACACCATAAGAGCGCAATGCGATAATCTCGGCTCTCGTTTTTTCAGTTGGTTGATGCAGTGGTTTTGACATAGTTAAGCCTCTCTAATAATTTTAGGGACTGCATTTTTCCAAGTGACTGCGTGGTGTATCCTCAAATGACCATCGCCCATACTTGCGATTTTAACGCAACTCGGCGCAGCCATGACCGAATAAAAAGACTTTACATAAGTACCGAGCTCTAAATATATCTCAGTTAGTCCGCCTGCGTTCGACTGTGTTTCTTTTTGATCCACGCTGCTCATTAGAGATGTTAAAATAATTTGTCCTCGCTGGCCTTCGGTCACGCTGCTGGTTAAATCCTCGTTAATTGTGCCTTTGAACTCAATCGGCTTGTCTGCACTAAAAAAATACAGATTCATCATTTTTCGACTGACCTTAAATCCGTTGTTTACCTTGCTATTATCTTTCCCGCCGATATAGTCGCCGCCCTGAGCGAAGCAAACCGTATCAACGCCTGATGTTTTCAAAAAATTGATGTATGCTGCAAAAACCCCGTCGGTATTTTTCATGAGCTTTCCATGATAGCCACCATCGGGCGTAATTCGATATTTTATTGATGTGTAGTCGTCATCCAAAACTGCAAAATGAGTCAGACCTACTGACCGCGCAGCATCCCACATGGCGTTTCGGGCATACACTACGCAAGCCTTGTTTCCAAAATTATCCATCTTGTCGAACTTGCCCGCATAATCATCCTTGCTAAACACTAAAACCATTTTTCCGTATTTCTTTTTATAAAGATTTAGCTGATCGTCCTCGTCATCGCACAATAAATATATGTCGCCCGTATAGCCTGATTTTCTGAGTGTATCATGCGTAAAAACCCTGTCATGCCTGCCATGCGTAGGGATAATTACCGCAAAGTTATCAGGTAACATGGTTTGATTCCTCGCTAAGCTGCTGCATTTCTTTCGTTAGCTTGACATATCCGCGTTCAATAGCTGCGCCATAATCAATAATCACCAAGGCGCTATCTCGCATCAATTGCTTGATGTTTTCGGGCTGATGTGCGTAAAACTCGGCGATTTTCTCGTAATTCAAAACCGTGTGTCGGTGCGCCGCTGCAACCAAAAAAACCTCGACATCTTGCGGCAGTTTCGCTGCCTTAATGTCCTGAATCATGCTGTCTGTTTTGGACGTGTCGCATATTTCTAAAATGGCGGGTTTGTCACCTTTAATCTCATAAATCGGCGTTTCGATCTTGGCTGTGTACTTTTCATCGTCTAACACTGGCTCGCCGCTTCCGAACTCGTCCAGCCCAATATCGGCAAAGTCTTGATCGTCAAAACCAGTTAGCTCTAAATTAAAACCATTATCTGCAAGTTCTGCAAACTCTACGCGGAGCATTTCCTCGTCCCACCCTGCGTCCAATGCAAGGCGATTGTCTGCAATAATATAGGCGCGTTTTTGTGTGTCGCTTAAATGGCCAATTTGTAGCACTGGTACTTCTTTTAGTCCTAATTTTTGAGCGGCCATAACGCGGCCATGCCCTGCAATAATTCCATTATCTAAATCAATAAGCACTGGATTTAAAAAACCGAATTCTTTTATACTTGACGCAATCTTACTAACCTGTGCTTCGCTATGAGTTCGGCTGTTGCGAGCGTAAGGAATTAAATCTGAGACTAAAACGGTTTTATAGTTCGGATTATCATTTTTCATCTCATCCCCTTAACAATCCACCACACTAAATAAACTAACCACACACCAAAAGCAATTATACAACAAATGCCACTAACTAAGCATAGCTGTAAAAAGGCTTTAAGGTATCTCATTGTTTAATCACCAAAGCCAACATAGCAACCAAAACAGAGCCAATAATTGTACCAAAACCACCTAGCACCCATGAGCGCAATTCTAAAAGCTGCGGTTGTTGTATTTCTAGCGCGTCTAATCTGCCATCTAATTTATCAATGCTAGACTGTTGACGCTCAATGCACGACATTATCTCTTTGTTTTGCTCTTGAATAACGACTAGCTGTGTTAGTGACTCGCTAATTTTAACAATAGCATCATTTAAGCGCGTATAGTCACGGCTTAGCATTGTATAGCCATTTTCAAGTGATTGCAGCCGCGTTTCGTGTTGCTCACTCAATTCTAAGCCCCTTATTCTTTGCCTTCGCGCAAAAACACACCAATCGCGGCACATATTGCAGCCGCAGGTACGGAGTAAGGTGCAAACACTGTCACACTAGACAATGCAGCTAAGGCAGCACTGATACTTGCCCATGTGCTTGCTTCTTTGAATCGTGATGTTTTCATAATGCACCCTAACACAAAATACTAACGCCTAAAACTAGACTATAACATAAGTTAAACTTTAGGCAATAAAAAAGCCGACTCAATGAATCGGCTATAAATAACGTCATTGTTAGCTGAGTGTTACTCGCCTAAGCTGTAGTGATTACCGTCTGACCTAGAACCTGTCCATCTACCGCCCCAAGTACCGCCTTTAGACTCCCACCATTCGCCCAATAGTTTATGGTCATCACTAGAGCCTAAAAACTTGCCATCTTTAAACAAATTCAAATCAATCGCTAATCGTTTTTTATGAAACGAATTAGCCGCTCCATAACCTTTTTTTACGCCAAAATCACCGTGCAAACGTGGGTCTCTAAACGCATCGCCTAGAGTGACTTCGTAGCCTAACTCATACGCTTTTAGTATTAGTTCGGCTGCCATTTTAGCAAATTTAGATTGTTGCTCTCGTAGTGTCATAATCAAAACCTATTATTCATACGCTCAAAAAAGTTATTTATCTGATTCTCTATCTCGCTAGTAAACCATTTTCTATTGCGAATACTTTGCACAAATGCCGATTGTTCGTGCCGTTCTTTAAAATTGCTTAGACAACGAGAATACAGTGGTTTACCAGTCAATCCGCTAGTAATAAATGCTGCGCCATTCGGCAATATATCAAGCGTAGCACCCTCAAAAACTGTATTCATGGCCGCGACTCGTTATAGTTTTATAAACTATAGACTAATCATCTAACACAATTCAACAAACAAATCCAAGCCGACTAACAACAAACATCCCCACGATGCCCAAAACATATACTCCATTAAGATTTTCCAAAAAACTTATTTTTGCTTCTATCGTAAATTATGCGAATATTCGGGAATCCTATTTTTTCATCAAGTTGCACACCACATTCTTTTAAAACTTCTAGCGCGTAGTTAATGGTTGGTATATGCGTCCGATTCTCCGCTTCGACTTGTAGCCAATCCTCCGCCGCTGTTGCCGTTCTATGCCGACAAACGCGCTCTAAATCGCTGATTGCTTGCCAGATTGCATAGTCACGTCCTACGCTCGAATCTATGCGCTCATACTCTTCACTCATGATAGCAAGCTGTTTTTGCAGCTCGGCCACTTCGCGGTGCTTAATGTTTAGGTCGCGCTTGAGTGCTTGTATTTGCACTGAGCAATCGGCCGAAAAATTAGCCATGTCGATAATATCTTTTGACTGCTCTTTTTTTGTTTTAAGCCAAGCCCAAAAAGCAGTCTGCATTGTTTCAGGCGTTTTACGGTGTGGACAATCTGCCATAAAAGCCAAAAATTCTTTGTAACGTTGGTGCATTTGCACTGGCAAGTTATTCATTGCTCTAGCTCCCTCACCCAAGAATCAACAATTTTTAACGCATAAGCTAAACGCTCCTCGCCCCCGTGAATCAGATTGCTGATAAAATCAAACAATCGTTTGTCAAATTCATGGTCTTTGTAATAATCGTACAATCTCGTATAAACCACGTCTAAGTCATACGAATAATCAGGCACGTTATTGCCTCTCTGTAAGCGTTTTATTTCTCGGTTGATATACCACTCACATTTTTGCAAATCCTCGCGTGTACACCCCTTATCGTTCGCTCTCCATGCGTATTTAATCGCATTCGCCCTATTGCACATCAAATGCTCGGTTATCTCAATACATTCAACGCCGCTCGGGTGACTTTTGTAGTGTTTCGGGTTAATTTTGTCACTCATTTGTTAAACTCCTTAATTTGTTTTACGTTATAATTTCGCATAAATCCGCTTCCATCCGCGTCTGTGTGCTTCATCGTCTGTCCATGTTCTATTCATGATTGCACTCTTTTTTTTTGTTGTTTAAATGCAATCGCTTCTTCAATAGTTAAATTTTTACGAGACATACGCATATAGACCGTTGATTCTGGCAACCCACTAGCCAAGATTGCTTGTCGCTGACTATCAGGGTCAACACCAAAGCGATAACAGCGTTTTTTACCGCGCCACTCAATCCCATGCGACTTAACAAAACGTCCCAGTCTTTGTGGAGTAACGCGCAATAGATACGCGCTATCAGAAAGTGATAACCCGTGAGCCTCAACTTCTAAAACTTTTTGTAATGTGAGTTTTTTATCAATAAACAGAGGTGTATTCTCCGCCTCTTCGCGTGTCATACCGCGTTTTATACGCGCGTTAATTGTTGTTCTGTTAAGCATTTTTGATACCTCTAGTCATAAGGTTTAGTCGAGGATTGCGGCAGCGTTGACTAGACGTTTTCGAGTTGCATCTCTAGCCGCAAATTAGTTTATGTATTTATTGTTAGTTTGTCGATATCAGTTTGTGACAATTTTATGCAATAAAAAAGCCCACTGTTTAGTGAGCTTTTTTGTTTGACGATTGATTAAAAAATACCCATTAGCGCAATGTTGACAAAAAGGGGCGCAATAATGGCAAATGGGGCGCAATAATGGCAAATGGGGCGCAATAATGGCAAATGGGGCGCAATTTGGGGCGCAATAAAAAATCTTTGCGCCCCAACATAAACCATTGAAAACATTACTCTTTATCTCTTATTTTATCATTTGGGGCGCAATAATAGATAAATACATAGTTTACATATAGAGTAATAAATATATATATGTATAGTGTTATGTAGTAACGCACACATATATAATGTCTCGCATATATATAAAGAGTTTCGGATTTTCGAGTTATCGCGCCTTTGCGCCCCAAACGCTAAAAAACACGCGACAAACCTATACGGCTCAAGGGCTACAGCGTGGGGCGCAAAGATTTTAACATTGGTATTATATTGCGCCCCACGCTCATTTTATTGCGCCCCAAACGGATATTGTTACTACGTAACGGATATTGTTACTACGTAACGCTTATTGTTACTACGTAACGCTTATTGTTACTACGTAACGCTTATTGTTACTACGTAACGCTTGTATAATTATTCGTTACGTAGTAACGTTACAAGCTCAATTTATTATCGAAAGGTGGGTACAAAATGGCAAAATCTAATGTGGAGCGGCAAGCTGAACATCGCGCTAAGAATAAAGACAATACGTTAACGGTGGTACTTGATAACGAGTTACTGGCTAAGTTTAACGCGCATTGTGAGGCGTTAAAGCTAAATAAGAGCGATATGTTGCGACTCATGGTGAAAGAATTTAGCGAATTCTAAGACAAAAAAAAGCCACTTCAATAGTGGCCTTTTTTATAACGCTCCCTATATCAAAAAGGAACTTGGTCGAGGTCATTGCCAAAAAAATCCTGCACTTCATTTTTCACGCTTTCTTCATCAACTCCTTTTTTAGCCTTAAACCAGATATAGTGATTTTCACGAGTTTTTTTGATTTTGATACGTCTACCAGTGATTTGTTGGTAGCCCATATCATTTAGAATATGCGCCAATGTCCGACTTTGCGGTAACACATCACCCTCACCCTCACATAAACTTTTAAACCAAGTCACGTCCAAAATACGACCATTCACCACACCACACTCATGCTTATTGATTAAGTCCTCGACTAAACTTTGCTCAGGTGATACGCTCGCTTGAATCATTAAACGCCGTGAGACGGTATCAGGTGCGCGTCCACTGGCTTTAAAATCTTCACTAATAGCACGAGTTAAAAGATACGTTTTAATCGCGCCTGCGTGTTTTTCTGACTCAGCAAATAGATTCTCGAAATAGTCCCCTGTTGCATCACGACCACCGAAATAATCAA